TTCCATTCGTTCAGCAAAAACGTCCGGAGCTCCTTCGGCCGCACGTTGCATGTCCCAAGATCCAGGATAATGCCTTAAACATCCACTCGCACGTTGTCTAATAATTTTTGGAACCCTTGGCGTAACTGTAGGATCGCACAGATCCTTTAGCAACTGCTCTGCCATTTTTACCGCACGGTAGCGTTCGTCTGGTAGTGTCATTCTTTTACCTGTAATTCTAGCTGGTCTAATTTTGATTCTTCCTCATCGGTGAATTCGCCGTCATCATGCGTTGATTGTACACTAGTGTCGTCGATTTCATCAAACAAAGCGGCAAACTGAGTACTTGCGTTTACTGTCTTTTTACCAACAGCACCTCTGGTACCTGGTATCGCCATCCAAAATCTACTGAAGTCTTCGATAATATCTTCAGCATCGCCTTTATTTGAAGTAGCAAAGATTGCTTCTACAACATCTTTGAAGTAAGTTCTTTGGAAACGCTCGTCAACTAACATATTTGGACATAGTCCAGCATCGTATTGACGGTTTGCTTCTTGTACACTATTAATATGTTGCCATACATTATGGCCCATCATAATAGCATAACTAAAACTATCCCAACTAGTTTTGCCTTCTTTACCTATTTTATTTAGGTCGCCTGGCTTGTAGATACAAATGTCTTTAACTTCAACACCGTCCATGACAGGACTAGTAGTAAATGATTTGAACCACTGGTCTTGTACTACTGCGTCTTGGAAGAGTCTTGTGTCTGTGGCGTACTTTTTGTCATCAATAGACGGCAACATTCTGTAGAGCCATTTTTTTCTGTCTTCAATTTCTGTTTGGACGTAGATTTGTCCGTTGGCTGTTGCCAAAAACGGTGAGGCGCAGTCAAAAGATATGGTAAAGTTTTCATTATGATATTTCCTTACAGCACGTTGAATGTCTGTGAGCAGTAATGCCCACTCTAGTTTTGATGTGCCTAAGAAGTGCATCCAATCTTGATGACCTTTCTCAAGCAACCCATCAAATCGTAGTGCCACTAGTCTTTTCAAGACCAAGTGTACATCGCACATATTCTGTCCACCCATAGCCCAGCCGTTAAATGCACGGTCTCCGTAGACTTTAGGGTCGCAATACTTTTTCATTCTATCATACCAATCGTCGGCATCGGTATGATTTTCACCTTGAAGAACATTTAAAAATTTACAATTACCATTGCGGTTGTTTACAAACCAATCGTTGTTAATGTAAGTACCTTGGACTGCTTCTGCGTATGTTGTAATACCTGTTGCTTTTTGTCCATTGGGACTACGAGCAACCCAAGCAGGAATATCTAAACACATACCATAGTCCATAAGTGCATCCATCCACTTAAGAACTTGTTCTCGTTTCTTTTGTGCTTTAGGACAGTTAGGATTTTTCCAATCGCCTTCCCACACACCTTTACCAATTTGGAAACCACCTGAGTCTCCCAGCACCCAACTAGTAGAACGATTACGATTTCGGAACATGTCCTCGCCTTCGTCTTGTTTGTTGAGATCTAAGTTTGCATGACCTGCACTATATAAGCAATGGTCGTAATAAAACAAACCTTTGTCTGGTTCTAAATAGTTAAGACCTTCTACACCGTTATTCCATACCTTAGGCAACCGTGCAGGGTCTACATAATTTCCGTAACGCTGTTTGCCTATAAACGTGGCGTAAAATCCGCTAGTTGCGGGTAAAAAATATGCGTAATCGTTTTGTGCCGCTGTTAAGTTTTTATTCATTCAGTCTCTATCCAACATTCGTAGTAAGGATCGTAACGCCATCCTTTAGGGGGTTCGCAAGGATCGTACATCCAAGGGTGTGTTAACGGATTAGGATTATTATTAGGGCTGCGCCAACGCTCTCGATAAGTTGTTCTTATATAAAGTTGTTGATGATCTTCTGGATACTGGTCAGCATACCAACCTTCAATCAAATTGACAGGTTTGGTGGACACAGAAAATATTTTTTTAATTAGTTCTATCATGATACTAAATGTTGTGCTAACACCATACAACTAATCCATGCCCACACAGTATTAAATCCAACTAAAGTAGGAAGTAGTTTTTTGTTACTAGCCCAAATTAATGTTAGACTAGTAACCAATGTAAAGAAATACAACCACCATATTTGTATACCAAAAATTAGTCCAGGGACAATGATAACGGCTTTAGCAGCCCAACTTAGGAATTCTACAACATTATAGTTAGTCCAATATTCTTTAGTGAACCACATACCATAACAGTTTTTAATATTACTCCAACCGGTATGGTTGTAGGCAAATCCACATAGTACTAAAAATCCTAAGCATCCAGATAATACTTGAATTGATGTCATATTATTTGCTCTGTGCTGGAAGGATATAATCGTAACTTGCAATACCACTGTCAACAGTAATCATCATTGCACCAACGTCTGCAATCTTCATAGTAATGTCACCTGGCAAGTTAAGAATACTCATTACTTGAACTACGGGCCACGACCATGTTTGTTTTAATTTGCCGTTAACACCTGCATGGAATGTAAACGAACCGGCGTGTGTACTTGCATCGCCAAAGCTAAAAATCAAGTTGTCGTTGTCTGTACTAACTTGGAAAACAGTTTCTTCGCTGTTAGCATTTGCTTGGAATTTTAATTTTTGAATTGCTGCAACACTAGGTTGAAATTCGATATCCCATTTAGCACCTTTGAACTTAACGCTCTTGAGTTTTTCATTAATAATCTCGGTGCTCATAAAGCGATAGTCGTTTTCAAAGTCACCTGCTTCATTCTCAAAATGTAAGCCTGTTGGAATGTCTTCGCCATTTCTGTTAGCAACAACAACACTAATCTTGGCTTTTTCTTTGTACTCTGGACACTTCAAATGGATGTCTAGTTTATTAAGATTAGGCATACCAAACACACCTTCAAGTTCGTCTACAGGTGTTTTGGTTTTAGCGTTAACAATAACACTACGGTCTTCCGCCATTGCTTCGATTTCAGTTGCTTGGTTAGATGAACTAACTTTAACCAACGGAATAAATCCTAGTGAATGGGTGTGTGCTACTAGGTCTTGTAAAATATCTTTCATATGATTCTCCATGTTTAATGATTATATTTAGGTTTTTGACAAAAGTCAAGGCTTATTTCTTGTATTTTTGTTATATTCAACAGCAGATTCTACCAAACTACTCGGTGCACCTATGGTGTTGGTCCATTTGATAAATGCATGGGTGTCTTTGGGAAAACAATGTCCGCCCCAGCCTCGATATCCGTCCGGTCCTGGCACCATAGTATGATCCGGACCAATCCGTGTATCCTGGCTAATTAACTGTCTTACTACATCAAAATTCATTCCTGTCTTTTCACAGATGTCGTATATTTGATTAAAGAAACTTGTTTTTAGTGCTAGAAAACTATTTGTAGTATATTTGACTAAACAGGCTTCTTCTTCAGTACAGTGATGTATAATTTTACACTTGGGTAATGTAGTTTGAAATAATTCATGCCAAAAGTATTCAGGATCTTCGCCGCCGATAATGGCATATCTTTGATTTAAGAAATCACCGTCTGCTGAACTGGCACGTAAAAATTCTGGACTGTAACAAATACTATGCTCTGGATATATCTCTTTGAATCCTTCTGCAATACCGGGAGTTACTGTACTTTTTATTAATACAGGCATGAATATAGGAACATTGTCTAGAATGTCTGCAATAATACTAGCATCGCAAACACCGTACTCTGTAGTTGGAGTTGGAACGCAGACAATAATGCCGTCTGCATCCAAATGATCCATTATTTTGTAGTCGGTATATTGCGGATCTTGAATTATAATTTCATGTTGGTCCTTTAGTGCATTAGCAACTGCTTTGCCTACAAAGCCGTATCCTGCGATAATTATCTTCATATTAAAACTCGAACAGGCTGTTAAACGTGTTCTTCTCCTCGGTTGATTTAATATCCCAGTTAAGTACACCAATAAGGTTACTTAACTTGTTGTCAATAATTGTAGCTTCCATCTCATCATGGTCAAACGGTAAATCTTTAAACCACTGAGGCAAACGTAATTCGTCCACTGGATACGCAACACTAGTGAATCCTAACGGATTTTGTTTTAGTTTACAAACAATAACTTTAGCACCATCAGTAATGTTCATACTATACTTGTCACCGTACATACGTTTTAGTGTATTCCAGTTAATACTTGCACGAACATGCCCTGGCATATTTGCTTTGCCTGCTTTCTTTTCTTTGGCCTCGTACTCCGTAATGTTGTTGGCACGTTTAGGACTACCTTTTTCCCAACCAGGTCTTGCTTTGAACGCTGTACGAAAATGTGTAATGTGTTCAAGTACTTGTTCTTCAGTAGAACCGGTTAGCACCATTTCAAGAACATCACTCAAGAAGTTTTGAATGAATTCTGGTGTGTCACTACGCTTAAGGTCCAAGCCCATGGCTTTAATCTTGCCAGGTTTACCGTCTATGTCAGCTCGTTTTCCTTCCTTGTCGTAATAAAGAACGGCATAACGCTTTTTAGTAATAAACAAACTCTTACTACCAACAATTTCGCGACCTGCTTTGATAACCTCACCACGCGACTTTGGACAGTGGAATGAGTCTAACATAAACTGTGGGAACGTAGTGTTCACTTCGTCGCCAATTTGGTCATACAATGCCACGACAGTTTCTTTAGTCCATGGAATATGTCCGGCGTCGATTTCTTTCTTTAACGTCTTGTAAGCAGAGAAATAACAGGAGTCTGTGTCTCCGTAGATAATTGCCTTGCCCACATGGTTATATTCTCCCGCAACGATTTCATTGACTTTTCCAGCCATATGCTTTGCGATCTGTCTTCCTGTAAGAGTTGTAGATTGGCCGATGCGCTTATCAAAAAAGCGACAGCCAGGATTAAGAATGGCGCCATAGAGCGAGTTAAGGTTAATCTTTTTAACCAACTGTCGCTTATCCCAATACTCTTCTTCAATTTTATTTCCAGCATTTATAGCCTCCTTTAACTTGTCCTGCATCTCTTTACGTTCTGCATACCAACGTTTTAGTAGCCCTGGAATGATACCTTCTTTTTCGTAGGTAAAGATTGTACCGTTAGCCGAAAGCATCCAAGGCTGATTGCTTTCAAAAATTAATCTATAAACTTCTGCAGCACTAACAACATCACTAGTGCCATCTTCCCAGTCGATGGCAATGTCTGTTCCAATCTCTTGATTCATTACTGCTGTATATTCTAAACTGCCAAACACACCTTCCCATGCCGCAGCAAATGATTTGCCTTTGGCCATTTGATTTTGTAGGAAATCTTCTGTCATTGTTTGACGTAACTGACCAACAATGGTTTCTGGACCCATGTTTAATGCACGAATAGCACTAGGATACAGACTGTTAATGTCTAATGAACCAACCCAGTCTTGAATGCCTTCTTTTGGATAAGCAACATAAGCACCTGCTGCACCTTCGTTACTTTCTCTTTCCGCCATCTTTGGACGATTAGGAACAACAAATCCTCTGCGATGTGCTTCGTTAATAATAGCCTGTTCTGTCACAGCCACAGCACCCATTGTTGTTTGCAACAATACTGTGTTTTCATGTGCCAGTGTATTGGCTAAGTCCAGGAACTTTAGTTTTTTATCAAGTCTGTCCAAGAGCGCACAGTCTTGTCTGTTGTACTCCACAAATGTTTTGAAGTCATTATTGTATAGTTGGTCCAGCGTTCCTTCGTATTGCGTTTTTCTTTCACCAAGTTCGTATTCCGCGATGGCATCCAATCGATAGGAGTGTCTTTCTTCATATGTGTACTTTCTATAAAGTTCAAGATAGTCTACGTGAACACGACCAATCATGTCGTAAGTTGTTGCAGTACGACCAAATTTTTCATATTCACGTTTACGCGGCAACTGGTCAAACAAACAAAAACGTCTAGTATCTTCTTTGCTTAATACTTTGGTAACACGATTAACAGTATAAGGAATATCAAAACCTTCACTGTTCCAACCAGATAACACATCTGCTTCTGCAACGAGATCCAAGAACATGTCTAACATCTCTGCTTCATTATCAAACAAATATGTGTTAGGAAACTCTTTGACTGCTTCTTTAGCCTGCTCCATAGTCATAGTCTTTGGAGGAATAGCCAAACAAACCATAGTCTCTAGCCATTGTAGGTAGACTGCAATCGCAGTAATAGGCATAAATGCATCGTCTGGACTAGCATAGCCACGCTCTGGATCGAAGTCTACCTCAATATCAAAAAATGCAGCATTTAGTTTTGGTGCATCTTGATTGAGATAGTTTTCACTTAAACAGACAAAGATTGGATTGATATCTGCTTCATAAAGTGTTTTGCCACTGTTAATGGCCATTTCCTTACGAAGTTCTTTGGTATTTTTACAAACAATGCGAGTTACTGCTTCGCTGTAAATTGATAAATGTTTGCCCTTTGGGTCTTTAACATATAATGTGTGGCGTACAGGAATATCTCTAAATTCCCTTTCACCTTTCTTGTTACGTTCGACAACACGAATAATATCATTATCGCGGTCAAACCAAGCGTCTACATAAGACATAAATTTTTTCTCCCTTGCGATTTGTGGCTCGCAAACACCTAAATGGCAGATTATGGCCTGCCTTGCCCTTATATTATAACAAGTTTAGATACGTTTTGTAATATCCAAAATTGCTTCAATTTCTTCCCAGTCTTCGTTATACTGGCTCCAATCGCCTTTGTGAGCAATTTTAATTGCTTTATTAATAACACTAGGTTTTACTTGTAATTCTTCAGCAACTGCTTTAACAGTTTCTTTTAAGCCTTCTTGTAAATCTTCAATTTCACGTAATACTGTGGAACCTTCGCTAATTAAACGTTCCAATTTAGCCTTTTCTTCTGCACCGTATGAACGACCGCCCATATAAATCTCCTAATAATATGCCTATTGTACTATACTTATGTTTGTAAATCAAGAGTGAAATTAAAAAACGGCAAAATAAATTTGCCGTTTTGTTTATGCTGAAAAGTCTATGCCAAATGTCTTTTTAGCATCATAACCTTTACTGTCTAGATATTGTTTAACAGCCGCTCTTTTTTCAGGAGTGGCATTGTCATATGCTTTTCTAACTTCACCTCTTGCTAATGATGGATATTGAAATGCCATGTCAATATCTGATTTTTCTTTAGCAGTTAATTGTACGGTGTTTTTAGGCACCGTACTAGTATTATCAGATGTTGTTACTTTTTTTTTGAGTCTTGATAAGGAACAGCGTGTTGGGGCAGATTACCGTTATCAACTGAACGCTGAATTAGATCTCTAGTGTTAGCTTTCGTAGGATCTACGTAACCACCAGTTTCTGCACTACCAGAAGCGGGTTGAGCTGATACGCCGCCGCCTGCTTTAAAACCTTCTGGTGCCTTGCCTCCGACTGCTACAGCTGATTGGATAGTTTGAGCAGTTTCTGGATCAGTAGGCCATCCGCCAACTGAACGTTTTAGAAGATTATTAAGTTCG